GCGGGTTGCGGTGATTGCGCCACTGTTGACCAGGAGGAACGAGCCGGCCGGCACCGCGACGCCGCCGCCCGTGACGGTCAATCCGGTGACCACGAAATTCATCACAGCGGTTGCGGCGATGGTCGAGGCCGGCGAGAACGTGAAGGTCGGTACCGCCGTGACCACGTTGCCGGGGTTGGTCGGGTACATCGCGGTGAGCGTGCCCGAGCCCGCGAGCGTCGCGTTCACCGTCAGGACGCCGCCGCCGCCGGCCGTGTCGCGCGGGTCGTTAACAACGGTGATGGTCGGCGCGGTGGTGTAGCCGGCGCCCTGGTTGGTGACCGTCACCGCGTTGATGGCGCCGGCCGAGATCGTGCAGGTGGCGGTCGCCTGGATGCCGCCCGCCGGCGGCGCGTCAATGATCAGGATCGGCGGGAACAGATAGCCCGAGCCGCCCGCCGTGATGGTCACGGTCGAGTTGATGGCGCCTCCGACCACCGACTGCCACACGCTCGCGCCCGCCGATGGTGTGATCGCCACCGTGCCGAAGCCGTTGGTGAGGCCCGTGCCGGCGTTGGTGATGAAGCCACCAACCGGCGTTCCGGTGAGGTTCGCAAGTCGGAAGTTTCCCCCGTCGCTATCGAGCACGATCGGCTGAATGCCGTTTTCGGCGTTGACGGTGCGCCACTGTGTCGACACCGGGTCGAGGAACTGCAGGCACGTATATGGCCCTGGAATGACCATGTAGGTGCCGGCCGGGATGTTCCAGATTTCCGCCGCCGCGAGTTGGATCGTGTTGGTGATACCAGCCGCGACCGGCGGCGAGCCGGCGAAGTTCGGGACAAGGCCAGACGCGACCGAAAGACCGATGCCGGCGCCGCCAAGACGTGGGAATGCCATTGTGCTCTCCTTAGAACGCGCCGCCGCTGACGTTGACGATGTGCATCATCGACGCCGGTTTTGTGCACGCCACGTTGAAGGCGACGATCACGACGCCGATGTTTGCAATCTGCAGGTTCGGGATCGCCGAGTAGAAGCCCGAGAACGCGAAGGGCGCATCTTCGCTCATGTAGAAGGCGAGATAGCGCGAGTTGAACAGATAAATCTGCCCCTTCGGACACCATGGGTCCATGAAGATCGGGGTGTCCTGCAGCATCAGCCCGCGGAAACCGGCGTTCACCAGCGTGTCGGCGCCATAGCGCGAGCCGGGGCTGGTTCGGAATTGCTCGACCGCCATGAAGTCCTGCATGAGGGTCGTCCAGTCTCCGGGGTTCATCACCGCGAAGTCGACCGCCTCGCCGCCGCCGCCGTTTGAGATGCCGTACTTTGGCGCAGACGCATTGCCTGTGGTCGAGCCCACCGACGCCTGCGTGACGTAACGCGAGAGCGCGCTGCGCGTGAGAATGTTGGCCGCGCCGGTCACATCGACATATTGGCCGCGCCAGAACTGACCCGTGGTGCCCGAGCGCGAGATGCCGCCGTAAGTCGCGACGTTGGTGCCGTCATCGGCCGCTTGGAAAAGCGAGTCGACCTGCGTCGGTTGCGCCGCGTTGTTGGTGAACAGCGCCGAAGAGATCGCCTGCACCGCAACCGTCTTGGCGTCCGCCATGCGCGCCTTAAGGAGCGGGATCACAACCTCGCTCGATTGAATAAGCGCCTCCATCCCCATGAACGGGATCGGCACCACACCGAGTTTCAAATTGAACTCGGCGTTCTGCAGCGCCGCGACGTCGGCCGGCTGCGGGAACGTGCCCGAATAATCCGACCAGGAGAACGACACGAAAGACGAGTTCTGCACCGGCACGGTGACTTGCGAGACTCCGCCCTTGGCGCGCTGCGCGTTGCGCATCAGCAGCGAGAGGAGCGGTGTCGCTTTGTAGAGTTGGACCACAAGCCGCGGGATGAAGGCGCGACGCGTGACGGACACGAGCTGCGAGCCGATTGCGCCGCCTGGCACAATGCCGACGTTGGTCTGTGGCACTGGATAACCCCCTAATCAAGGGGGGCCGCTTCGTCCTAAGCGACGCCCTCTAGCCCTCGCGAATGACCTTCATGGCCTCGCGTTCGGCCCACGCGTCCTCGTTCTCGAACAGCAACTTGGTGTCGGGCTCGTCTGAACCCATGCCGCCGAAATTCCAGCTGGATGGCTGGAAGCCGGAGGGCGGCAATTCCTTCGCCGGGTTGATCTTGTCGAACAGCGCAGCGCCAGCCTCGGGATCCGCGATCTTGCGATCGACCATCAGCTTCTTGATCTTCTCGATACCTTCGTCGGTATAGCCCTGATCACGCAGCCGCCCGAACGCCGACCCGATCTCGGCGTCCTGCACCTTCGTGTTGAACCCGTCGATGAAGTCGGTGACGGTCTTCTCGAGCTTACTGAGGCGCTGCACTTCGGGCGCCTCGTTCACGCGATCCTCATCAGTGATGGTCGAGGGGTGAAGTTCCTTGACCGCCTTCTGAAACGAGCGCCGCGTCTTGGGCGAGGTGTGCAGCTGGTCGAGCAGTTTGTGCGCGCCCCGCAGGATGGCAAGCTCGTTTTCGTCGATCTCGACCGCCATGGCGTTAGCTCGTGTGCTTCACGGTCATCTCGGGCGCGGTCGGCTTCGCCGGGTTGTTGCCCTTCGGGTCGTTGCCGAGCTGCCCGAAGATCGACTTGCGCGCGCCGATGCCGCACTCGTCCATACCGACTTTGACGATCTGCGGGTCGGAGTTGATGAGCGAGTTATAGTTGGGGCCTGGAAACTTGGGCATGTCGTTTTCTCCTATGCGGCGGCGGCGGGAAGGCCACCGGAAGGTGCGCCCGAGGACGCGGGTGATGCACCCCCCGATGGACCCTGTCCCGCTCCGGCGAGCGAGCGCATCAGCGACTGCATCATGCCGCTCGATTGAGCCTGCTGCTGCAAATCGCGTAGGGCTGTCTGCTGAACTCCTGGCACCTCACCCGAGGGGCTGACGTGCTTGGAAACGGACGAGATGGCGTTGAGGACGGCCTTGTAAGGCTCCGACCCGGTGGCAAGCTCGGGCAACGCCTTCTCAAGGATCTTGACTGCCTCCCTCACCTGCGCGAGCGCGTTGGCCTGCTGGCCGGGATTCCCCGTAGGCGGACCTATCGGAGAAGCGCCCATCGGCGCGCGTCCGGTCACGGAGGGAGGCAGTTGTGGGGTGGCCATGGTTAGGTAACAAACCATGGCCGCGTTTAGAGAGTCGGACTACTTCCGACGCCCCCGACGCGACCTGCGACGACGAGCCATGATGGTTCTCCGGTCGGCAGCGAGGCTCTAGCCTCATCGCTGCGTGTGGTTGCGTCCTCGTTCACACCTCAGCGGCGTTTGCCCTTGGTCAACAACTCAGGATGTTGCGCCATGAGTTGCGCCTGTTGCTTCTCGCGCGCTTCGGCGTGCTCAATCAAAATATCTTGGTGCGGCGGGCGCGTCAACATGATGAGGTCCGTCGGCGAGATGGCACCAGCCTTAGAGAGAACGGCGGCCTTGCGCTCAATGTCATCCTGGAAGACCGGCGAGCCCGAATGGCTGTCGACCGCCAGCCGATAGTCGTCCGGCATCTGCTTCAGGATGAACTGTTCCTTGACCTTCGACGTGTAAACCTCAGCGTCTTTATTCTGTAACATTTTGAAACAGAAATCCCCGTGAGCGCCGGCCTGGCGCTCGATCAGCAGCGCGCGGTCGCGCATGCGCGGAGAGCCGGTGCGCAGCAGGGTCTGCGCGTGCGAGCCGGCCCGCACGCCGGGCTCCCCCTGCCCCATCATGATCGGCTGGAAGCCCGCCGCCTCGTCAAACCAGTTGAGAATTTTCTCGATCTGCTGGAACAACTCGGGCGGCACTTCGGGGGCGAGCCGCTCGACCTTGGCGTTCGGCTGGTCCTCCGAAATGTAGCCGTCCGGCACATTGAGCGCCTTGTATTTCTGCTCGGTCATGCCGACGAATCCGATGAACGCCTTGGGCGGGCGCGACTGCAGCCGCGTGATCCGGCGCACGTCCTCGATTGCCTCGTTAAGCATATCCTGCAGCGGGTGCAGCGTCGCAATCTCGCTCTGGCCCCAGAAATAGTTGTCCAGCCGGTTGGCGCAGACTTCGGTGAACGGGTGCTCTCCCGCGACGCCCGACATGTTGCGGTGGCGCAGGTTGCCCTCGATCACGATGTCGGGGTCGATAACCCGAATGGTGGTGTAGTCGTCGCGGCTAGAGTCCTGCACCCACAATTCGTCGATCCGCACGAGCTCGCGCATCACCTTCGGGTCGAGGTTCGGCGTCGGCGACGAGGAGATGAGCACATTCGATTTGCTGCCCGAGGCCACGTTGCTCTGGACCGGACGCATGCCGCCAATGACGATCTGCCGCAGTGCGTCGGTGAGCGGGTCGCGCTCGTCCGCGGTGCGCTTCGCCGCCGTCGCGAGCTTCTTTTCGATCTCCGCGCGCTCGGGGTGGTCGGCGATCTGGCGCTTGAGCTCCGATGGCGTGAGATAGGTGGTGTGCGTGAACGCTTCCTGCCGGTCGAGCCCGTCGATGTCCTCGCGCAACACGCCCATGAACTGAGGGTGAACAAGCCAGGGTTCGAGCCCGTTGTGGCCCCACACCGTCTTCACGAAGGTCTTGCCCTCGATCAGGGACCAGTGAACAGCGTCGGCGAACTCAAGATCGCATCCGCGCCGGTGATAGTCTCGGTTGAGCACACGGGCCGCAGCTGCGGCCCGCTCCACCCATGGCTCCCCGAGCACGCCATCATAGCTGATCGAGAATCGGATATCGTCGGCGGAATAGAGAAACGATGCGAGTCGATCGATGTGTGAAAATATCTTGTTGTATCGGGCCTGCTCGTTGGCATCAGCTGTCCCCGCAT